TGATAGGATTCCCATTAACGCGACCAACCGGAAGTGCCGATTTAGTTCCGGTGACAAACGATTGGCGGCCGTTTCAACAGCAAAACCCGTTTGCGGAGGGTATTTCCAGGCACCAAGAGGGCCGGATTTACTGCCAACAGCATTTGACCTTGAACGTAAATCGTTTTCTGCAAGAGAGTTACGTCATCAAGGCCCCGTAGCCAAGTGGCTAAGGCAGCGGATTGCAAATCCGCCATCATCAGTTCGACTCTGATCGGGGCCTCTGAAACTGAAAAACAGATGGAGCGGACACTTATGTGAACAGGAACGGAGCTAAACGACGGCATGAATGGATGGATTGGAGCGGTCCTCACCCCGTGGTGGAACTTCGCAACGGCATGGCCGCTGGCTCTCGCCAAAATGGCGATGGCCAAGATCTGGCAGAGCCTGGGCCGGCAAAAGCTGGTCGGCGGATTGTCCGGAGTCAGTCGCGTGACCATCAACCAGACAAGCCTGGTGCGGCTGAAATGCCCGCTCTGTGAAAGGAGTTCCGACTTCAGCATCGAACGCTTGAAGGGTAATCCAAGATGCCTGCTCTGCAACCAGGTCTTCGACGGCGGCCCGTTCGTGGACGATCTCAACCAGCAACTTCTAACGGCCGTGCAGCGGATTTGACATGCGATTCATCCATCAGATAGGACTCGAAACGTCGGGCGCAGGCAACGACCGTCTCCGGGTCGTCGCCATGTCCAAGGAAGCCAATGGCCTTTCTGAGACAGAACCGGCGGTCGTAGTAGTTCGAGCCGGAGCTGCTTGGGGCGTCGACGTCGGCCTTGTCCCCGTCCTGGAAAAACCGGCGGTGAACGAGTCCGAGTACGGCGATCCCGATGACGAGACCCATCGACCAGGCCAAGCCGCTAACAATCTCGTGGAACCAATCCATAACCAGGCCTCCGTGAACAAAACACCATCGCCGACCGGGGCGAACATGCACACGCCCCGGCCGGCATTGACAGCAAAGCCAGTCCCGGCCCACAGCACGGAAGTCTCTGCCCGCGGCCGCGGTATCAGAGACCTTAGAAAGCCGTTGCCACGTTTTACCAAGCGTGGGGCCGGGACTGGCGTTTTTCCAGCCGGTTTCCCGGCCGGAAACGGCATTGTAGCGGCAGATGGATTGACTGGCAATAGGCTATTCGATATGATGGAGGCATGAGCAACGTGGCAATCAGTTCCGAGATTCACGCGAAATTTTGCGACCAGATGAAGGCTTGGCGGGCGTTCCTACGGATGACCCAGCAGGAAGTCGCCGACAACCTGGGCGTCAAGCAGCCGGTAATTGCGCAGCTTGAAAAGGGCGATTACGTCCCGTCGATCGAGACGGTCGCCGATGTCGCCACAGCGATGGGCATCACGTTCGATCAGATCATGTCTGTTCGGCCGCCAAAGCCAAAGGGAAAAATCCTTCAAAAGTCGGCTTGACGATTATACGTGTTCCCTTATAATGGCCGTTAGTGAGGTTGAAACACCTCACAACGGCTTCTTCTTTTTGGCTCGGTCGCGGTGACCGGGAGGAGGCAGCCGATCGGTTTCCCGCCCAGTGGGATGACCGCCGCGAGCCCGCGCTGCAATTCTAAAAGAACGGCCGTTTTTTCAGACGGCGCGGGTCGCGTGCGGCGGGAAGCTCCCAAGAAAAAGAAGTCGCCCGAACTCTCCAGTAGATCGGGCGGCCTGAAGCGCAAGGAGGTTAGCCAGGAGCCTCGTTGCGCAATTTAGCAATCCGCTGGCGAAATTGCAAGGAGGAAAATCATGTTAGTGCTCAGCAGGAAGCGGGGAGAGGCGTTGCGGATCGGGAAAATCACCATCCGCGTTTTGTCCACCAAGGGCGGCAAGATCCGCCTGGGCGTCGAGGCGCCGCCCGAAGTGGCCGTCCACCGCGAGGAAGTGCAACGGCAGATCGCCGAGGCCGAGGCGGCGTGAAAGAGGACCTGGAAAAAAGGGAGATTGAAAATGAAAACGACAACCAAACCGACCTGCAAGCATTTCATCGCTTATCTGGATCAGAGACTCGGAAAGCATTGGAGCGCGCCGTTCGTCGGCTCGACATGGGAAGCGTTTGGCGCATGGTGCCATCTTTGCTCCGCGTGGTATAGCGCCGACAGGCGAGAAAAGCCACTGATTGAGCGGGCAATGGCCATCATGGTGGAGGTTTTTCAACGGAGCGAACTGGCAGCGGTCAAAGCCACGATTGGCGCGGCCGGCTACGAGGCGGCCGAAGAAGAGTTGTGGCCGAGAATCTCGCAATGGGCCAGGGAGGACGCCACCCCATGACGAACGCGACCCAAGCCAAGGCGATGACCTTAGAGGAGTGGAGGGCAAAAGCCATCGCACTTTTCGGGCAGGACGAATTCCAGTGGCGTTTTGTCTGCCCCCTCTGCGGGCACGTCCAAAAGGCCGATGACTTCCGGCCGTACAAGGAGCGCGGAGCGACGCCCACTAGCGCCTACCAGGAGTGCATTGGGCGTTACACGGGCGCCCGCGAAATGAAGCCGCGGGGCGAAGGTCCCTGCAATTACGCCGGGTACGGACTTTTCCGACTTTCACCGGTCCGCGTGATCATCGATGGGGAAGAGCTGCACGCGTTCGCTTTTGACGAGGGGCTTTGCGCCTCTGCGCCTTTGCGTGAGACTCAGGAGGCGGCGCCGTGAACGGACGATTGAGCCGGCTGGAGCAGGTACAGGAAATTTCGGCCCACCTGACCGACGTCGCCTGGTTGGACACGCAGGCACACGTCTTCGACCAAGAGGCCGCGAGGAGCCTCGACGTGCTGCGACAACTTGTCGAAATGCGGTATCAGAAACTGTTGACCTCACGCGAAGGCGCCAAGACGCAAAGGAAGGAAGCATGACGGCGAAGCGAGCAGCGTCCGCGCACAAGAGCGAGCCGACGATCGCGGCGGCGCTGCGGTGTACGCCGAAGTTCGTTGAGCGGGCCAAGGCGCTGGCCGAAACGGTCAACTGCCGACACCCCGAGGAGCTACAGCAAGATGTGGAATCGATTCTCTGGTCTGCGATCATGCTCGGTTTGGATCAAATGGACGCACTCTTAGCGAAGGAGGTCAGGACGTGAACGCACGATCAAGTCTCACGCGAAGGCGCGAAGGCGCGAAGGTCGATGGCTTTGCGGCTTTGCATCTTTGCGTGAGGCCCCCTGCCCTTTACCTATCTTACCACGCTTCGCTATTTGGTCTTTCATCCCTCAGCCCTCATCTCTCATCCCGGCTTGGGCCGATAATACCCCTCTGGCGGCTAGTGTGGATTATACCAACTATGCCGCCTATTTCTTGCGCAGACAGGGTAATATGGGCAAGCTGTAGGGCAGGGGGGAAGGGCAGGGAGCAAAGGCAGGGAGCGAGGAGCAGGGAGCAGGGAGCAAACTGCTTGGGCTCCTTGCTCCCTGCTCCATGCTTTTCTTCGCCCCGCCACGGGCGGCCCTGGATCTGGTTCTCTGGCGCTTGCTTCCTTTCACGCCAGCGAATCGAGAGTCTGTTGTTTTCGCGCCAGGGCCGTCCGTCGCGCGGCGAAAAGGCAGGGAGCATGGAGCGGGGAGCAGGGAGAATCTGCTTGGGCTCCATGCTCCCCGCTCCCTGCCTTCCAACGCTACGATACCTGTCAACAGGCTTCAACGAAAGGAGGCGCATGACTTGAAACGCACTTGATGATCTTCCTATGGCCGGCGGCCGGGAGAGCAGCCCGGCCGCCGCCTTCAGGAAGGAAAACTTGGAACTTAGGACTTAGATCTTGGGAATTGCGATGGAACCGACAACTGAAGAAGAAGACGAACTGATGGACTCCGTCCACGCGGAACTGCTGGCGCTGCGCGGCAAGACGCTCCGGCTTAGCCTCGACGCCGTTACGGCGCTGTCGGTTATCGCCTGCATCCAAGTCGGCCTCCGCCATCCCGGCAACGTTGGCGAGGTCAGCGAGCGATCCAGATTGTTTGTGGCGAAGGTGGCCGAAGAGTTTCCGCCCGCCATGCGCGAGATGGTCAATCGCGGTTTCCGCCCCTAAATACTAAGACCTAAGTCCTAAGACCTTTTGCAACGGTTAGCTCTGCCGCGCCGAACGGCAGTGCATTGTTGACCCTCGCATCCCATTCCCGCCGGCTTGTAGCCGTCGGTGCGAGATCCGTCGGCGCGGCAGAGCGCACCGTTGAAATTGAGGCCGAAATGGTAGGCTTCCCTGGGGCGCGAAGATAGGCACGGATTCACGCTTGCAAGTTGGCCAGGGTGGAGGGCAATCGACGCCCCAAGACACACACCTGGGAGTTGCAGCCGTGGATATCCGTGTTCGAGTGTACGTGAGGAATGAGGCTAGGATGGCGGAAAGCTATACGATCAGCGCGGCGGGCGTGGAAGATTTCGTACTCTTCCAGCCTTACCCAGCGCCAAGCGAAAGCGGGGGGTTGTCGGCGGATTATGAATCCGCCGACAGGTCCGGACCGTCCGCGGCGGAAGTCCGGACCCCCAGAACGCGGCACAAGAAGTCACGCTACACGGATCGCCAAAAGGCCCTCAGATCGCTTCAGGTACGCGAGTTCGTGAGGAACCACTACCTGGCGGTCAAGCGCCTCAAGCCGCGGACGGTGAAGCTGGTGAACGCCTTGCTGGGGCATCTGGCCCGCTGCCGTGGCCAGACGTTCGTCCGCGATCTTGGGGACGAGCTGCTTCGCGAGTTGCGGGATTACTTCTTGGGCCTGATCGCCGACAAGGAGTGTGGCACCGCGAACGCCAATAAAAATCTGCGGCAGTTAAAGGCGATCGTCAACCGGGCGGCCGAGGAAGGTTTGTTGCGGCGGCGGACCGAGTTCAACGCCTGGCTTCCGGAAGAAACGCCCGAGCCCAAGGCGCTGGACCGGACCGAATACTGGCGGATCGGGCAGGCGGCCCAAGCAGTGAGCGGATTCGTCGGCACGGTGCCCGGCTGCATCTGGTGGTTCGCCTGGTACCAGGTGATGAGCCGCGCGGGCAATCGCCTGACGGCCTTGATGCTCGCGCCGCGCGGCGACTATGAGCACGGCGTGCTCAGGCTGCGGGCCGAAAATCAGAAGCAGCACGAAGAGCAGCGGATCCAGTTGCCGGACTACGTCGCCGCGGCCGTGGAAGAGCTGTTGGCCGCGCATGACGAGCCGCGGTTGTTCGCCTGGCCCTACGACGCGGTGAAGCCGGGCCAGGAACCGGGCTGGCAGACGTTGCTACGCCATTTCAAGAAGAAGATCCTCAAGCCGGCGGGGATCGAGCTTCGCAAGGGCGTGGTCACGAAAGTCTTTCGGCAGACGGCGGCCACGGTCGTGGAGAGCCTGGGCGGAAGCGGAACGAAGCTCTGCGGGCACAGCGGCCGGGCGGTGACAAAGAAGCATTATCTCGACCCGCGGCAGTCGACGCCAATCACCCGCGAGGCGCTCTTGATCCCGGAAGATCAGCCACCGGCAGCGCCACAGGGGCCCCAACTATCGCTGTTTCAGAAGGAGGCGGGATGATGAAAGTTCAGCTTCGCGTGCGCCCGAACCTGATGCTCGAACTGGAGGCGTCCCAACAGAAGGACCTCTTCCGACTCTTGGCCAGCGCGCAGGAGGTTTTCGGCGAGTCGCGTTGCGGCAAGTGCCGCGCGCTGGACATCGTTTTCCGCGTGCGGAAGAATGCGCAGGACCACGAGTTCTTCGAGCTCGTTTGCCCGCACTGCCGCGCGGTCTTGCAAATGGGCGTACACAAGGAGGGCGGGACGTTGTTTCCCCGCCGGCATGCCGACGGCGAGGGCGGGGAAAAGACCTGGTTGCCCGATAACGGTTGGCTCAAGTGGGACCCGGAAACCGAGAGGATGGTCTGATGGTCGGCAAACTCAACCAAACCAAGCTGATGTTGATAGGCCGGGAGTTGGAAGCGATCGCCAGGAAGTGGAGCCCGGACAACGAGGCCGAGGCCGTGGCCATCGCGGAAAGTTTTCTGGGCATGGCAGTCACCGTGGCCGCCAGCTACCGCGGCCTCGCCTGTCCGCCGCCGGTGCGCGAGCGGCTTCTCCGCGCCGCGCAGGATGAGCTGAACGAGGCGATCGACGCCGAAACCGGGAGGAAGCGGCGATGAGTGGAGACGTGAACATCGCCGGACCGGCCAGACAGCTTTTGCGGGTGAAAGATCGCCGCGCGACGCTCGTGCGCGCTGAGCCGATCCCCGGCAGTGACGGCGAGGTCTCGGCCGTGCGAATGGTTTTCGGATACGCCGAAAATGGCGAACGCCTGGCGGTGACGCTCGATGAGGCCGCCTGGATCGAAATGAGGAAGCGGATCGATCGGGCGTTTGTGCCGGTCGATCTGCCGGGACAGATGAGGCTGTTATAGCAGGGAGCAGGGAGTTATGAGCAACGAACCAAAGAAGGCCGGTTTTGCGGAATGGTTGAAGGGCTGCTTCACGATGAAGCTGCTGACTCAACCTTTCAAACCGCTAGAGATTCCGCCGGACGCCGTAAAGGCGATTGAGGAGGCGGCAGCCGGCATCAAGCCGCTGAAGATCCTACCGCTCAGCGAACCGCCGCCGCCGGCAGTGATGGACGCGGTGAAAGCGGCGTTCAAAGCGGCCGGGCTCGATCCGGAGCAAATGCACATCGTCCCGTTCGGAAAAATCGAGCTGGGCGCGTGCCAGTGCGATCGCTGCAAGCGGGCGAAAAACTATCGGTGGAATTGAGGAGCGATGGCTAAACGCAAGAAGACCACCAAGGCGAAGAAGATCGACTGGCACGAAGTGGCGTATGTCGCGCTGCTGATCGTCGCTGGGTTGGCCGTCGGTGCGGGAGCAATTTTCTTAGCGAGGTTCGAGCGATGAGCACCATTAAAAAGCGGAAGCCGGCATGCCCGTCGACGCCGGGCGAATGGCAGGACGCGGTCGACCTGGCCGAGTTTTTCACGCACCTCGAATCGGCGCGGCAATATGGCCTGGTCACCGGCGGACCGGAGATCAACCTCGATCGCTGCCGGCAGTTGTTGAACGATGGCCTGCGGCGCGGCGTGCGCCCGCGGCCTGGCTGTGTGGAACGCATAGCCGCCACCTGGCCCGGTACGCCGGACACATAGAAGCGAAGGAATGCATCTTGGACATCTGGACAGACTTGCGACCGTTGATCAAAAACAAGCGCATCGGCTTCGGGCCGGCGATCGTCTTCGCCGAGGTCTGGGAAATGGCCGGCGGCGCGCCGGGGGAAATCAGCGGCATCACCACCAAGGAACTTGCCCGCCGGCTGAATCGAGATCGGGCGACGGTTCTGGGGCACGTCAAGAAGCTGAACCAGTTTTACGACCTTTTCGACGTCAAACACCGCTACCCCGATGGCTGCATGGATTTGCGGGTTTTCCGGCCGTGCCCCTCTCACGCCACGGCAAAACCGGACAAGCAACGCCGCTTGCCGGCGATCACAGACGAAGATACACTTGAGCCGGCTGCGGAAGTGCTAGCAAAGCCCACCGCAGTGCAAGGAAGCGGCCCGGCCGCCAGCCAGGAACCTCAACGCTCCGGTATAGCCGGAGAACCTCAACGCCTGGCGACGGTGAAAGCCGCGCTCTATGAAGGGCGTGGGGAAAACCCCACGGGGACAGCCGACCCGTGGGGAAAACCCCACGCCCTTGCCGTTTCGACCGTGGGGAATTCCCCACGCCCCGGCGAAACGGACCGTGGGGAAAACCCCACGCCCCAAAAACCCCCGAATTCTGCGGGAAAACAGGCCGTGGGGAATTCCCCACGGCACCGTGGGGAAAACCCCACGCCTCGGCCGGAAAGCGTGGGGAAAACCCCACGTGGGGAAAACCCCACGGTCGAAAACGCCCCATCGCGCAATATACCCGCGCACGCGCCCGTCTTTAAAGATTCTTCTAAAGAAGAATCTCTATTAAAAGTTCTTAATGATTCAATGATCCTTAAAGACTTTAAAGACGCACGCGAGGGCGACGATGCGGCCGTGCTGGCGGCGGCGCAGCGTGCGATCGACCAGCGGCGGGCCGCGGCCCAACGGCGCGAACCGCCGCCGCCTCCCACCTTCGGCGACGTGTTCGAGGGCGCGGCAACGGCCTTCCTGCCCGACGCCCAGAAGGATCGGCTGGTGACTCGGCTGCGCGGGCTGGTGAACGATCCGGGCACGGCCGATTGGCTGTTCGGCTACGCCGCGGACCTGATGGTCGTGCATGGTCAGGACACGACGCGCGAAGACGCGCATGACATCTTCGGCCGCATGCAGGGGCTGATCGGCGAGCTCAAACAGATCCGCGACGCGCAGACCCAATATGGCCAGGTTTGGAGCCCGCGCGGCGCGTGGTTTAACCGGCGAGTGACCGAGATCGCCAAGCAGTTTCATATCAAGCTTCCGCACGAACTGAAACAGGAGCGCGAAGCACGGAGGCGGCAGCTTGCCGGAGTGCCGTGACCTCAACGCCAGATTCCGAGATAATCGAGATCCCGCTGCCGGACGCAAAGGCGATCGTTCGCGTCGACCGCTTCGCCCGCACCCGTGAGAGGCTTCCGGGTTGGCGGACCACGGCCGCGATCCACCGCGGCAACCACGTGGCCCACGCGCAGAGCTTGACCCGTCAAGACCGCTGCCGCAGCGTGTGCGACGCGGTCGATGGCCTGGTCAACCGCGCGGTCGACGCCGCCGATCGGCCGCATTGCCCGGATCGACGCTGGCTCCGCCAGGTCATCAGCATTTTGACCGCCTGGATCGATTCGTTCCAGAAGCAAGCCCAAAAGGAGTCCACCGCGATGGTTGTCGCCAAGTCCGCCAAAATCCTCAATGCGAAGGAGTGCCGCGCGCTGTTGGAAGATTTCCGCCGCTCGTACGACTGCTTCCAAAATAGTTTTCTCGACCTGGGCGAGAAGGCGATCGCGATTCACGACCAGGAAGCCTATGGCGAAGGCTGCGCGAGCTTCGACGACTGGATCCGCTCGGAACGCTATTCGCGCAGTGTGGTCTACGACAGCATGAAGGCGGCGAAGTTCTACCGGCTGACGGCGCCGGTTGCCGAGCCGCGGAAGATCGCCCTGGACCGCGAGAGCCACTTCCGCCAGTTCCCGGCCGATGCGACGGCGAAGCAGGCGAAGGCGATCGTGTTGGAGATGATCTCGCTGGTCGAGCCCGATGGCGAGGGCGTCCGGCATCCGACCGCGAAGCAGGTCGCTGCGGCAGTTGCCGCGGTCTGCCCGCAAGCCCGTCAGCCAAAGGCCAAGCCGTCGCCCAGTCCGCCGGCTGAGCTGCTCGATAGCGGCCGGAGCTTCGAGGCCAACGCCCCGCGGCTGGCGCCTGAGACGATCAGCGGGGAATATGCGGAGGTTGTGCCCGATGAGCCGTCGCCGTTCTTTCCGCACGTCGAGACCGTCGGCCAGGCGTGCTGTTACCTGCGGTCCTGGGTGGGCGCGATCCTGCGGCAGTTCCCCGCGGCCCACGAGGAGCTGCGCAAGGAACTCTTCGCGCAGTGGGAAGTACTTCAGCGCGAGCAACCGAAGCGGAGGGCGAAATGACCAGACGCGCGCGAAACACCGAGATCGACGTGCAGGGCGTGCGGTGCCTGCACCGCGCGGTGGCCGGCGTCCCACATGAGACGGTGAGCCTTGGACGTGACCGGATGTTGAAAATCCTCGAATTGGCCGAAGAGGCCCTGCTAGCCCGAGAGGCCAAAGAGACAGAAAAATCGGAGACAGGAAGATGAAATGCGGAATATGCGGCAGACGCCGGCAAACGCAGACCTTGAGCCGGCTGCTCGTCTCCGTCAGCATCACGGTAAATTATCAGACCGGAACGCGCATCACGGCCGCGGCCGGCACGCTGATTTGCGACACCGAGCGCAGGAGCCTCACGTTTGACGGCACAAGCGACGGCATGAGACTCCACTGGACGGAAGGCCGCATTCATCGGGAGGATGGCCGCGACGTGATTGAGCCGGCCTATCTGACGCCGCTTGATGCTCCCCGCTCCTAGCTCCCTGCTCCATGCCTTATGGAACTGGTCCTTTCCCTCTTTCCCGGTCTCGATCTTCTCGGAACCGCATTCACCGAGCAGGGTTTCAGCGTGGTCCGCGGCCCCGATCCGCTCTATAACAGCCGCATCGAGGAGTTTCACATTCCCAACGGCCGTGTCACGGGCATCATCGCCGGGCCGCCGTGCCAGGACTTCAGCAAGGCGAGGCGCTGCAAGCCGTCGGGTCACGGGTTGCGGATGCTCGGCGAGCTGCTTCGCGTCATCGATGAGGCACGGCCGGAATGGGTGCTCATCGAAAACGTTCCGCAGGTCCCGGACATCACGCATCCGGCCTACAGCCATCAGCGGCTTGATATCGCCGATTGCGAGTGCGGCGGAACGCAGTTGCGCCGGCGGCACCTGCAGTTTCTCTCCACGTGCGGTCACATCATCCGGCCGGAGCGCGAGCGCCGCCGGCATCGTCACGCGGCGATTCTTACCGCGGCAACCGCTGCGACGTCACACACCTATGCCGAGATCTGCCGCCGTCAGGGATTCAGCGGGCCCGTCACGCTCGCCGGCTGGTCACGCGAGGCGAAGGTGCGAGCCGTGGGCAACGGCGTGCCCCTGGCGATCGGCCGGTCACTCGCCGCGGCCGTGTCACAACGCTCCGGCCCAGACCTTCACGCCGATTGCATCTGCCTGTGCGGGCGGCCAATCGCGCCGCCGGCCAGTCACGCGGGGGCTGCATGCCGCAAACGGATGGAGCGGCGGCGGAAGTGGACCGCCGCAAAAATGGCGTGGTCAGTCACACTCGAAAAGGCCGTTTACACGCCGCAGATGCCGGTCGGGTTGCCGGAGATCGCCGCGGGCCCGTCCCACGTGCGTTCACGGGCGGGATGAAGTCCCGCTGCGTCGTCACGCGTCGATCCGTCACGCCTGGCACGGTCACAGGGCGGGAATCTCACGCAAAGGCGCGAAGGCGCAAAGAAGAAGGACCTGTCACGCCGCTCAGCCTAGTCAATCACGCCGCTGCGTCGTCACGCCAGCCAGGAAATGCAGGCCAGGGCGACGGCGGCAAGCAGAAAAATCGCCAATAGAGCAAGCAGAAACACGCGTTTTTCAAATTGTTCCCAATGGGAACAATTGCAGTTAAGTCGGTTCGCAAGAAGGACTTACGCCGCCGGCTTTCGTTCTCGTGAGAGCCGTTCGCAATGATCGGCCAGCCGCGCCATCAAGGTTCGCGCCTGCTCGGCCGAGAGCTGAGGCACGGCCCGCAGCCATTGACCGAACTTCACGCCGCCGGCTTTCATCTTCAGCGATCGCCGCGGCCGAATCTTGAACACTTCGTTGCGGACAATGGCCGCGGTCAGCCGTTCCCGGACCATGCGCCGCCAGAGCGCGCGGGCGGGCGCTTCACAGCCTTTGCGGATCGAGTACGTCTCTTCGGCCTGGTTGCGGGCCACCAGCCGCACCAACTCCCGGATGGCCGCCACGCGAAGGGACTGGGCCTCGTCGAGGCCGAAGAGCCGCGCGACCCAGTAGATCGCCACATAGCGATCGACGCGGCCGGCGGCCGTCGCCAGGTCCTCACGCACTAGCGCAGACTTCACCTCGCGCAGGGCCTTCGCTCGATCGGGCTGCTCGGCGATCCAGCGATAGGTCACCTGGCCAAGCCACAACGGGCGCAGATCCGCCTTGCGGTACTCGCCGATCACCGCGGCGATATCGGCGGGCTTCTTGGCGAGCGCCTTTATTTGCTCCCTGCTCGCTGCTCCCTGCTCGCAGCTTTCCGCCACGATCGGCCCGTTGGCGGTGCCAGGTGGAACCCACTTGCCCGCGCCTTTGAGGTACGGCACGCCTTCAGGAGGAGCGTCGCCGAACTCTGACTTATGAACTTGGGGCGTCTGAGGCGCCGCGGAGACAGTTGGAGGAGGCTTTGCTTGTGGCTGGGAATCAACTGCGGCCGCGGTCGCCTGAGACGCCCCACGGAGAAGGCTGTTCAGGCCGGAAATCGAGTCCGAAACGAAACTGCCCACATAACCCTCCCCGACGAAAAAAGCCGCAGAGGGATAATTCCCTGCGGCCGGTCCCCTTTACCCGTTAGTGTTGCCATTCGGCATCATCCGCCTGGTATCTGTGCATTCGCTGCTTGATTTCCGTGCGGAAGATTTGCGTGCTGCGAAAGGGAAACGTAGGGTTTTCTAACGAAGTAGTTTTTGCCGGCGTCACGCGCCGCACAAAGCACAGTATCCCTTTAACCGGAGCCCAGAAGTGTCCAAAGTTCTATTGGCCGTCGTCCGCGATGAAGACGGCATCACCGTCGAAGTCCGCGCTTGTTCGATCCCCGATTGCCTGAGCCTGATGACCCAGGCCAGCGCGGCAGCGTCCGCCGTGGCCGCCTTGGAAACCGCGCAGACCGCAGCCGCCGTATCCTGCAATCGTGACGATTGCCACTGTGGCGAAGCAGTCGGTGCCAACGGCCAGATCCTCAGCTTGCTCGCGACGTTGCTCCAGAAGGCCGCCGCGTCGCTGCCCACGCTGTTGCCCGAGATCCTCGGCGTCATCAGCCTCTTCGGCAGCACGACCGACAGCACCAAGGTAGGCATGCCGGTCGGCGCCAACGGCGCGATCCTGAACGCCTTGGCCTCATTCCTCAAGACGGCGGCCGCCGAGCTGCCCGCGATCCTCCCGGAGATCCTGCAACTCATCTCGCTCTTGGGCGGGACGGTGCAGGTCACCCCGGCCCCGGCCGCAAACTGACGGACGGGTGACAAACAAAGTCCCGGCAGTGCGGGTTCAAGTCCCGCCGCGGTCGCAAGACCGCGTGGTGTAAGAAGGCAGCACGCCGGGCATTTCGTCCCAGACCATGAAGACGCCAATCAACAACCCGATGCAGACGGCCGTCAGCCCGCGCGAGGCCGCGCGGATCTCCGGACTGTCGCACGCCACGATCGCACGCTGCTTCGATAAGGGGCTGCTAAAGGGCTACAAGATCCCCGGCAGCCGCTTTCGCCGCATCCCGATCGCCAACCTGCACCGGTTCCTCCGCGCACACGGCATCCCATTCGAAGGCCGGCCGGTCCTGGACGCCGAGCACGTCGACGCCTTCATGCGGATGTTTCGCGTAGAGCAACCCTAGAAGATCACGCAAAGGCGCAAAGAAGGAGAAGAGAACCATGCATGATTGTAACGGCACGCCGCTGGCCAAGGGCGACAAGGTCCTGATCCCGGCCGTCATCACGGATTTGTATCCAAACGACGATTTCTGCAACGTCTCTCTGGAAAGTACGCTCGGCCGCCGGCCGGACAACAAGAAAGAGCATTTCAGCTCGATCAACACGGCGGTCCTATTGAAGGCCGGCGTGGCACTGCTCCTGCTTTGCTCCCTGCTCCTTGCTCCCTGCTCCCCGCTCTCGGCCCAAACGCCAGCCCTGGCCTTCACCGCCGGGCCGGCCGGAATCACCGCGGCCAGCAACTCGCCGGCGACGTGGAAACAGTACGCCATCACTAGTGGATCCGCGGCAGGAACGTATCAGGTCGTGTGGGCCGAATCGAACGGCACCGCCGGTGGCATCTATACCGCCACCGTTACGGTTTCCGCCGCCATGCCGTTTTCGCCCTCGGCGCCTGGACCGGTACCGCCGACACCACCGGCCGACGACCTGCCCTTGGCCGCGCTGAGCACGGCCGTCTCGGCCTCGCTGAACGGCGTCGACCCGGCCACCGCTGCGGCCGTCGCCAATGCCTACGAAAGCATGGCCCAGGCCTTGGACGCCGGCACAATCGTCAGCCCATTGCAATTGAACCTGGCCACCAGCGCGCAGCTCCTAGCGCTATCGTCGGATCAGCTCGGCGCCTGCAAGGGCTTCATCGGCACGGTGAGCGGATGGCTCGATGCGCAGCAATGCACGGGCCGGCTGAGTCCCGATCACATGGAGCGCTATGCGCGAACCTATCACGCCATCGCGGCGGCGGTGAAGCAGGGAGCAGGGAGCAAGGAGCAGGGAGTGAAGAGCAGGGAGCAAGGAGCAGGGAGCAAGGAGCAGGGAGCAGGGAGTAAAGCTCCCAAGGCCCAAGTCTCTTCGTCGCCGTGCGCCAACGGCCACTGCCCGGTACCGCAAGCTGAGCAGACGGGCCGTGGGCGCCGGCGACAGTAAAGACTACTCACGCAAAGGCGCAGAGACGCAAAGGAGAACTGCAAATGCACAAGATCGCTCTGGGGATTGTCGTCGCTTACATCGTGTTGGCGATCGGATGGGACATTGTCTGCGGTTCCGGAGGCACCGTCCACGACAACAGTTTCTGCCAGGCTTGCCGGGAACTGAACCGGACTTGCGATGGACTCTTCGCTCTCTGCAGCGTGGCGCTTTGGCTGCATGTGTTCTGTCTGCCATGGCTGCCGGCGTTTTGGAAACATTTTCAGCCGTAAACTGCGATGCACACCAGTCTTTCCATCTTTCAGATTCTCCTCTTTTACGGTGTGTGGATTGGCTTGGACGGAGTCAAGGCGGTCTGCGGCCACGAGGTCGATTGGAAGCCCATGATGTTCCTGTCCTTCTTCGTCGCCGCGCTCATCGCGATGCCCTTCGCCCTGATCTACCTTCCCAGATACTTTGCGCCTTAGCGCCTTTGCGTGAAAAATGACAAACCCAAACGATGACCTTCGCGCCGAAGATCGCCGGCGGTTCACGCTCGCCGTGTTCCGCATGATCGCCTTGGGGCGCGGCTTCCTCGGCACGAAGCCGTGGCCGTCATTTCGCTGTTGGGTGCCGAGGCCGAGAACGCATCTGCCGGAGTGCATGGAAAAGCCGCGCCGCAAGCGGCCGCTGGGGCTCAAACACGGCCCGATCATCTGCGGAGTACTTCAGCCGATCCGCAAATCGTGGAACCCCCTGAAAAACCGCTACGTTACCAACGAGGTCTGAGATGAGCGATGCCCCGATAGCCGAAACCCAAGACGCCACGCTGGAAGACGTGGAGCGCCTGATGGAGCTGCAGGAGACCGTGAAGGAATCCTACGCCGAGATCGGCCGGCTCCGCAAGAAGATCAAGGCCACCACCAGCCGCCGCCGCGAGCAAGCGGCTAAAGCCAAAGCCGAGCGCGAGGCAGAGATCAAGCGCCTCGCCGAGGCCGCGCGCATTTACCGGCGGGATGCCCACGTCGATCTTTCGGGCCCCTGACGCTTATGAGCAGCGACTACAACTACGCCACAGCCCGAATGGACGCCAGCGCCTGGAGCGATTGGCGCTCTAATCTTGAGCGGGAGTTTCGCGATCTGGCCCGCCGCGCGGCACCGTCACGCGAGCGAGTCATCGAAATTGGTATGCGCTGCCCGATGGTAAGTGCCTGTCTATCGGCGTGGCGACGCGGGGAGATGAGCTGGGAGGAGGCGCTCAGCCAGGCCATCCTTCTGCTTTCCGATTCCGTCGAGCGATACAGGGACCTGAGCGTGAAACGAGCTATGCTTGATCCCCACGCGATTCAACCACCAACCGAACCAACCCTGCAACCCCAAGGACCCTGAAATGGCCCGCATCATCGGCAGCGAAGACAAACCCAAAACACCCTACGTCCCGCCGGCACTCATTCCGATCGGCGACCGCGTCGCCATCCAGGCGGACGTGCTGCCGGAGCTGACCAAAGGCGGCATCGCGCTGCCCAACTCGGTCGTCGGCAAGCGGGCCGGCCGCATGGGGACGGTCGTCGCCGTGGGGCCAGGTTCGCGCCGCATCACCCCGCTCTGGGAAGTCGACGCCACGGGCCAAGGCAAATACAGCGACTTGATTCCGATGCAGTGCAAGGTGGGCGACCGCGTGATCATCCCGCAGACGATGGACCGCGTGCAATTGGATATGGACGATGAGCAGAGCGAAGTGATCATCCTCCCTGAAAGCCAACTTATGGCGATCATGCCCAACGCCTGATCTCTGATCGCTGACCGCTGATCTCTGACCGCTAAATCCTAATCCCCATGAAGACTTCGCCTTTTGAATCGAAACCTTTCACCTATGGCCAGGCTTTGGCGATCCTGTTCATCGGCATGAAATGGGCGGGGCTGATCAGCTATTCGTGGTGGTGGCTCGTGGCCATCGCATTTATCCCGTAACGTCCGACTTCTGATTACTTCCCACTTCCCAATCTGATCATGTCCCGACTCCTTCCCCACAGCGGCCACGTCGTCCATTGCGGCTATCGTCCCAACGCCGAGCACGCCGGAGATCTCCGCGTCCGCATGGCGGCCCAGGAGATGGCCCTCCGCATCCTCGCCGAGGCCCCCGACGACAACGGCGACCGCTACACCTACCGCGCGCTGGTCGCCTGTCTGCAGGCCAGCCGGCTTTCGCAGTGGCTCGTCCAGCGCGATGGCTATACGCGGCTGAACTGCTACGATCAGGGTCAATCGAACGCCTGCACGGGGCACGGCCGCGCGATGCAGATCGCCATCAGCGATGCCGTCGATATCGTCACACGCGGCCAGGCCGAACTGTTTAAGGCCATGCCCGCGCCCGAGGTGCTCTATCCGTTCGGCCTGATGGTCGACGGCACCTTGGGACACGACGACGGCTGTAGCGGCAGCGGCATCGTCGAGGGGAGCGAGCGCTATGGCACGTGGTATGAGGTGAACGTCGACGGCGATACCGACGAGCTCATCGAAGGCAACTGGGCGGGGAGCCCGGACCTGGCGAGCTGGTATCAGCGCATCGAGCGCTTCGCCAGCCACGGCGTGCCGCCGGCGATCGCCGCGGTCGCTTCACAGCACAAGAGCGTGGCGCATGCCAACGTGACTACGGTCGCGCAGGCCTGGGCGGTGCTGGGGGCCGGCTATCCGATCCTCATCTGCTCGAATATTTCCTTCGAGGGGCAGCGCAACGAAGAGGGCGTTATCGGCATGACCGGCCATCAGTGGCCGCACTGCATGATGATTTCCTCGCGGCGGACGTCGCCGAAGTATGGCCGGCTGTACCTCGTCCATCAGAGCTGGTTCGAAGAGTGGACCAGCGGCCCCTATTGGCTCGATCAGCCGATCGGGTCGTTTTGGATCCGCGAGGCCGACCTGGCCCAAATCCTCGTCTGCCAGTGGGACCGGCGCACGGTGACCCGCGACTGTTGGACCAGCACGGGGCATCAAGGCTTCCCGTCGCGCGTCGCGGCGATGCCCGCCTATATGATGCAGGCAGAAGCGGCATGAACCATGAAGCTCTTCTCAACACGACCTATTACCGATTGGCTGATCGCCGCGGGCACGCTGCTCACCGCGGCGACGCTGATCATCGCGGGCATCAGCTACCAGGTGCGCTTGCGCGGCGACGCGACAGCGAGCATGCAAACGGACGTCGACCATGAAGGGCGACTGCGCGCGATCGAGAGCGTGGTGAGCGCCATCCGCACCGACGTGAGTGTGACCAAGAACGACGTGAGTTGGATCCGCGCGTTTCTGAATCGGCAGGATCCGCACAAGGATTCTCCGCAGACGGTCAGCAACTAGACCGCATTTGCCTCACCCTACCCCCCCCGGTCTAGGGTCCTACCTCGCCCCCTAAACCGGTGACGGCTACGCCGGCCAAACAGAAGCATATTTGATTCATACGTGCGCGGCTTGCCCTCCGAAACATGCTCGAAATTTCGCCCGCCGCAGCCGCGCCCGACGACGACGACGCACCGAAGCGCCAGCGCGCCGGCGGCGACACGCGCTCCGCCCAGAACGCCTACCACAAGGCCAAGTCCGAAGATAGCCGCGACATCGCTGCCGGCTATCCGGGCGAACCCAAAGACCCGCAGCGCCGCGAGGCCTGCCGCGACGACCTCGAGCGCTTCCTCCGCACCTACTTTCCGAAAATCTTCCGCAGCCCGTTTTGTGCCGATCACCGCAAGCTGATCGCCAAGACCGAGGAGGCCGAGCGCTCGGGCCTGCTCTATGCCCGCGCCATGTTCCGCGGCGGCGGCAAAACATCGATTTTCTCATGTTCCACGCTGCACGCCACGGCCTACAAGTTCCGCCGCTTCGTCGTGCCGATCTCGGCTACGGCCCGCGCCTCGCTCCGGGTCCTGAAGCAGATCAAGACGCAGCTCTGGACCAACAAGCTCTTCTGTGAAGATTTTCCGGAGATCTGCTATCCCTTCCAGCGCATCGAGAACAACGGACGCCGCTGCAAGGGCCAGTTGTGGCTCGGCGAGCCGACCCACGTGCAGTGGGATCCGGATCAGGTCGTCTTCGCCTCGATCCCGCCGCGGCCCGACCCGGCCGTCATTGTCTGCCGCGCCATGGGCGGCGAGATCAAAGGGCTCAACTATCTCGCGCCCGATGGCACGCTCTTCCGCCCCGACCTGGTGCTGTTGGACGATCCGCAAACCCGCAAGACGGCCAAGTCGGTATCCGTCACCGAGGATCTCATCCAGACGATCGACGGCGACGTGCTCGGCCTGGCCGGTCACGACGAACCGATCACCGCCGTGATGGCCATCACGCCGATCTTCGAGGGCGACCTGGCCTGCACCTATCTCAGCCGCACAGAGAAACCGGAGTGGCAGGGCGAGACCGCGCCGATGGTCTATCGCATGCCCGACGCCTTGGATACGCTCTGGGACCGCTACCGGCAGATCGGCGACGAGGCCCGCAAAAACGACGGCGATAAGCAGGCCGCCACGCGCTTCTACCTCGACCATCGCGAGGAGATGGACGCCGGCGCCGTGCTGGCCTGGCCGGAAGGCCCGACCTCCAAGCGGGTCTCGGTCCTGCAATACGCGATGGACCTCTACTTTCGCTCCCGCCAGGCCTTCTTCGTCGAATATCAGTGCAAACCGCTGACCACGACCTTCGCGCCGGGGCTGATGCTTGCGGCCGACGAGATCGCCCGCAAAACCAGCGGCCTGCCCCTGGGTACCGTCCCGCTCGGCGCGGAGTACTTGACGGCCTTCATCGATATGGGCAAGGCCTATCTCTTCTACGCCATCGCCGCCTGGAGCAAGGATTTTACCGGCAGCGTGATCGAATACGGCACGTTCCCCGCCCAGCGCCGCCGCTACTTCACTAAAAGCGACGCCAACCCGACGATCGCCAGCTACTTTGCCGAGCATCGGCCCGCCCTGGCCGGCGCGAACGAGGCGACGATGCTGGCCGCCGCGCTGGACACGTTCCTCCCGGAGCTGCTGAAGCGCACTTGGAAGAACCCCGCCGGCGACGAACACAAGCTGCAGCGCGTGCTCTGCGACACGGGCGACCTGGGCGACACGGTCTGCGCGGCGATCGGCCGGCTGGAGCAACCGAAGCTCCGCATGCCGCTGGTGATGCCGAGCTTCGGCGTGGGCATCGGCGCGACCAAGAAGCCGATGTCCCAGCGGACGAAGAAACTCGGCGATGAGGCAGGCTGGCATTGGTGCGCGCCGGAACCCAAGGACCGCAAAAGCCTCCGCGAGGTGCAGATCGACACGAACCACTTTAAGAGCTTCATCCACAAGCAGCTCTTCGTCGACCGGCTGCTTCCCGGCAGTCTCACGCTCTACGGCGACCCGCGCACCGATCACGGCCTGTTGGCCGATCACCTGACGGCCGAGACGCCCAAGGAAGTCGCCAACAAGAGCGACGATCGCACGGTCACTGAGTGGAAGCAGACGCCCGGCCGCGAGAACGAGGGACTGGACTGCATCGCCGGTTGCGCCGCCGCCGCCGCCACGCTGGGCGCCGAGCTGACCGGCGCCGCCGAACCCGACCGCCGCCGCGGCGCAAAAATCATTCGCCTCAGCGAGCTGCGGAGAAAGAACCAATGAGCGAGATCCGCAGCACGACCGAACGAGGTCCCGAGCTGGTCTTAAGCGCAATCAAACGCGAAAACAGCGAGGCCGTCGGCCTGCGCTGTCCCAATTGCGGCTGCCGCCATCTGATCGTCGAGACGGTGCGGCAGCAATTCGACGAAGCGAAGCGCTACCGCGTCTGCCGCAACTGTCGCACACGGGTGCGGACCTTTGAACGAATCGGATAACAAATCTCACGCCAAGGCGCCAACGCGCAAAGGCGACGACAAGAAAGCAAAAGAGAAAGATGACCCACGAGCAAGAGTTAGCAAGAGATCGATACTTGTATGGCGAAAGGGATGGGTTTCACTTGCTCGATCGATGGCCAGCCGGTCAAGCGCCTGCGATCGGTTTCGCTGCACCTGGAAGTCGATCAACCCAACATCGTGACGGTGGAAGTCCTCTGCGACCATCGCCCGCAACCATTCGGAGAAGCGCATGCCCCGCAAGAAACCACCGAAGAAGATTGAAGCCATCCCGCCCACGCCGTTTCAACCGCCGGAGAATCCGCTCGGCGAGATCCTCCAGCGGCAGACTGAAGCCGCCGAAGAGTACCGCCGCGCGATGGACGATGCTTCTCTCGCCCCACTTCCCGCTCCCGCGCGTACTACCCCCTAGTACCTTTCCCGCCTCATCCATCACGCCGGACGCCGGCATGACCTAGAGTTTTCCTTGAATCGGTGCGCTTCACCGCGCACCCGAGCGAAGAGAAGCCCGTGCAGGGGCTGCACCCACCCTGCGCGGGCTTTTTCGTGCTCCAATTCAAACGATCCTGGTCCGTCAACGGCGTGCCGACGAATCCCACGTCGGTCACGATCGGCATTCTGGATTTGACCGCCGGGCTGCAGGTCGTGCCCAACGGCACCGCGATGCCCAATGCCCTGGACGGCAGCGGAAACCCGATCACCGGCCAATTCGAATATGACCTCTCCTCGGCGCTGCCGGAGCATGCCTATCAGGCGACGAGCATCGTCACCTTCATGGGCCAGACCTTCACCAAGGTCGACGTGGCCGCCGCCGAAGCGCCGCGCCATCTGACCCATGAACCGCTGGCCCATCACCTCACGCGGGCGATCGCCGAGAACGCCGCCGGCGCGCAGAGCGTCTCCAGCGCCGCCGGCTCGCTCACCGCGCACTCGCTATTGGACCAGATCGCCGCCGATCAGTACCTCTCGGCCAAGGCCGCGGTCAATTCGCCCGGTGGGGCACTGGGCGCGCTGCGAACCCGCAAGATGATCCCGCCCTCCAGCATCGGCGCGCAAATCGGAGGCGGACCATGAAGAAGCTGCTCTCTCGCCTCTTAGCGCCTTTGCGCCTTGGCACGAAATCCCCAAAGCCGGCCGCCCAGCCCGCGCCCCAAAAGAAGCTCCTGCGCCTCTCCGACACCTGCAAGACGCCCTATGGGCCCAACGATCCCGACCTGATGGCCGCCACGATGGCCCTCAGCGGCCCGATCTGGAACGCGCCGCAGCTCTCGGAGGTGCAAGGCCGCAACAAGTCGGTCAAGGCCCGCTTCGACAATGCCCAATACAACGCCGACATGCGCAAGCATTGGGCGAACGCGGACTATCTCGGCCCCGACGCGGCGGCCAATCCCGGCGTCCGCTACCTCCTTCGCATCCGCTCGCGCTACGAAGTCGCCAACAACAGCTATGCCCGCGGCATTGTCACCACGCTGGCCAACGACACGATCGGCCGCGGACCGCGGCTGCACATGACCACCTCCGGCCCCGACGTGAACCGCGAGGTGAAGGCCAAGTTCAGCCAGTGGGCCAAGGAAATCGACCTGGCCGGCAAGCTCCGCACGATGCGAATGGCCAAGGCCCAGGACGGCGAGGGATTCTGCGTGCAAAGCAATCGCAGGGTGACCCAGGCCAGCCTCGACCGCGGCGGCAGCCCGGTGCGGCTGAACCTCCGCATCTTCGAGGCTGACCAGTGCGCGACCGTCAGCGCCATGATGTTCAGCGTCCCCTCCGTCGACGGCATCGAGTTGGATGAATACTTCCAGCCCAAGAACTATTTCATCCTGCGGATCCATCCGGGCAATTACGTCTATCTGCCGGGCTACGTCGGCATGCCGTGGGACTATGACACGTTCCCCGCGGCCAAGGTCTGCCACTGGTACCGCAAGGACCGTCCCGAGCTGCATCGCGGCATCCCCGAACTGACACCCGCGCTGAACCTCTTCGCGCAGCTGCGCGACTACACCGCCTCGATTCTCAAGAGCGCCCGCATCCAATCGTCGTGGGCCATCGCCGTCGAGACCAATGCCCCGGCCGGCCTGCAGGAAGTCGCCGCCGTGGCGCCGATGGACACCTTCGACTTTGAAGATGGCATGGCGATGACCATGCCCCAAGGCTGGAAGGCCAGCGGGCTGAACCCCACGCTGCCGGACGCCAAGTATCCGCAGTTCAAGCGCGAGCTGCTCTGCGAGATCGGCCGCTGCATCAATATGCCGCTGTGTGTGATCGCCGGCGACAGCTCGGGCTACAACTACGCCTCCGGCCGGTTGGACTTCCAGGTCTATCGCAAGTCGATCGAGGTCGATCGCAGCGAGTGCGAAACATCCGTCCTGGACAAGATCTTCCAATGGTGGATCGATGAGGCGGTCTTGATTGAAGGCTACCTCCCGCAGGCCGCCCGCCGGCTCAAGGCCGACATGTCGCACCAATGGCTCTGGGACCAGGAAGAGCACGTCGATCCGACCAAGGAATCGACGGCCGCCGAGACGCGGCTGGCCACGCTCACGAGCAACCTGGCCATTGAGTGGCAGAAAAACGGCATCGAGTGGGAAGAGGGCCTGGAGCAGATCGCCCGCGAGATGGCCTTCAAAAAGCAGCTCGAGGCCAAGTACGGCATCGAGTTCCCCTTGCCCCAGAGCCAGGGCACGTCCCCCAAACCGGCCGACGGCCGCGCGCCGGCCGACAGCTCCGAACCCGAACTTGCGGAGGCCGCATGACCCCGAAGCTGACATTCACCGGTCCATGCACGATCCAGGCCGAGGGCAACGGCGGCCTGGAAAAGGGGACGATCGTGATGCAGCCCGCCTATAGCGGCGGACTGCTGCACCTGGCCGGCTGGGACTATCCCTGCGTCGTCGACGTGGCCACGATCCGCGCCGCCGCGGAATTGATCCCATGCCGCGTGGGACATGGCCAACTGGAGACCGACGTCCTGGGCCAGATCGCCGTCTCGATCGAGCAGGGCAACGTCAACGCCGCCGGCAGAGTCACCAACCGCGAATCACCAGGTCCTCGCGCCGTGCTCAGCATGGCCGCGGCGGGCCACCAGTTCCAAGCGAGCATCGGCGGCGAGCCGGCCCGCAAGGACTTTATTCCGCCGGGAAGAGAGGTCGAACTGAACGGCCAGACCTTCGCTGGCCCTATCTACGCCTGTTACGAAACCACCCTCGGCGAGATCAGCGTCGTATCGCTTGGCGCGGACACCACGACCTCGACCACCATTGCAGCAAGGAGTAAGCCAGTCATGGCTGAAGACAAGAAGCCCGATTTTTCCGAGTTCTGTAAAGCGGCTGGCTTTGACCCCGGCACGCTCGACGACAAGCAAAAGGCCAGCATGGCCAACATGCACGCGAAGATGTGAAGGGGCGATAAATTGGCCGTTTTTTCAGCACTTTTTCAGCGATGCGATAGAAAGTTAGACACCCGCTTAGAAACCATTTAAGACCCAAAGGCCAAACGTGATAACCCAAAAATACCGCAAACCATACACAGATTTTCCGCTCTTTCCTCATTCCACCGGACGGTGGGCAAAGAAGGTTCGAGGGAAATTGGAATACTTTGGAAAAATCCAAGACGACCCCAAAGGCGAGCGCGCCCTGAATGAGTGGATCGACCAAAAGGATTTGCTTCTTGCCGGACGCCAGCGACGGGCTATTAACACCGGTGCGCTGACCGTTGCCGACCTTGCCAACAGGATTCTTGCGCAGAAGATGACCCAACAGCGAACGGGAGAAATCAAGCTTTGCTCACTTCGCACATGGTATCGAGTCTGCGCGCTGCTAGTCGAGCAGTTTGGAGCAAAGCAGGCAGTCGAGGATGTCGGCCCCGATGATTTTCAACGCTTGATGGAAACCTGTTTGATCGACAAAGCCCCAAACACCCGCCGCGATTTGGTGCAGTACATTCGCGCTTTTTTTTCATTCGCGCACAACGACGAGCAACGCTTGATTCCCGCACCGGTTCTTTTCGGGGCAGCCTTTCGCAAGCAAAAACTGACGCGCTGGCACAAGCGAGAGGCAGGGGAAGGGCGAGTATTCACGGCAGAGCAAATTCGCAAGATTATTTCATCTACCGATGGGGCGATGCCGGCGATGGTCCTTCTTGGAATCAATTGCGGATTCGGTAACAACGACTGTGCAACGCTCACTTTTGCCAACCTCGATTTGGAAGGCGGCTGGCATTCCCATCCGCGCCCGAAAACCGGCGTCCCGCGCCGATGTTCACTCTGGACTGAGACCACCGCGGCTATCCGGGAGTGGCTCAAGGCCCGGCGAAAACCAAAAGACCCCTTGAATTCGGACCTGGTGTTTCTCACGAAGAATGGGCTACCGTATGTACGATTTAGCGCACCGTCGGCGCGAAGCTTTGACACCGGCCGACTTGACCACCTGAATTGGCAGGACAGCATCAACGCGAGAATCCACACGCTCCTTACCCGCCTTGGCATGAAGCGCAAGGGACTTTCGTTCTACAGCTTACGCCACACGTTTGAGACGATCGGCGGCGCAGCCAAAGACCAAATTGCCGTTGATGCGATCATGGGCCATGTCACACCAGGAATGGGAACGAACTACCGCGATTCGGTGGACGATGGCCGCTTGCGAGCCGTCACCGATTATGTACACGGCTGGCTTTTCCCTGACGACTATTTGCAGATTTTCAGCGCCCTAGCGAATGAGAAGGAAACCGCATAATGCAAACGTCGTTCAAGACCCCACCGCAGGAACCCCGTAGCGCCAAGACTGCCCGGAGGAAACTTTCCCCGACTGAACTAGCGGCACAATGGGGCAAAGACCCGGAAAGCATCATTGCTCTTATCCGGCTGGGAGAACTCCGCGCAATCGACGTAGCGGTAAGCCGCGGCCGGCCCCGCTTCCTGATTGACCTAGCGGACGTTGCCATCTTTGAGGAGCGCCGCACGGTTCAACCGTCAACACCGCGGCCCCGGTATCGGCGACGATCCAAGACGGAACCCGACGGCGCGAAATACTTCTAACCGGAAGCTCCGAAGAAACGAACCATCAACCCGCACACACAAGCAACGCCAAGATGGACACACGCCAACAGGACGAACCGCAAGCGAGCGCCGCGACGATCGGAAGCCCGTTCAAGCTCCGCACCCGCGCGGAGTTTTGCGAGTGGGGGGCCGCGCTAGCGGCCCAGCTTGGCGTACCGTATCCGGTTGCCGATGCGAAACTGAACAAGGACTATTGGGGCGTCGTCAGTCAGACCGTAGGAATCCGCTTGAACCTAAGCGAGATTGAAGAGGCTTGCCCCCGGCATTTCGATTTTATCGCCGACAGTCTTGGAATCCTCTTGCATGAAATCGCGCACCCGCTGACAGTCGCTATGGCCCCCGTTGTTGCGCCGACGTGCCCGCCGGCGCAAGCCGTGGCCATCGTCGCCACGTGGTTAGACCGAGCCGAGCCGGTTGACAATCCGCCGTGGGATGACCATCGGGCCGACTTCATTCGCACCGCCTTGCACGTCCACCGCCGCGCCGAACGTCTTTTGAATCTCTCCATCGGCGCAGAGACCTTGATTGATACCACGTTCTACGGACTTTCCAACGTCCACCTATACCGCCGCGCTCTAGGCGCGGAACCCGACGAACTGCTAAACGAACCGTTTACCGCCATCCGGGCGACGTGCCCACCCAGACCGTTTATTGAACTCTGGCAAGCCGACGTTGAGCGATGGTTTCAAGCCCTTTCCCTTCCATCCCCTTCCGACGTTGCCGCGCGCGATGCGGCAATAGCCCTTTTTTCCTGAAAGGTTCAAGACCATGAACAGCAGCGAAGCGCAGAAAATCTATCAAACCGCCGTCCGTTGCGCCGGCGAAGGCGGGACCGTGCGCGGACTGGCCGACGTGCTCAAGGCCGCAAGGCGTACCGCGGCAGACTTCCGCCGCGATACGCAAGCCGTCAAAGCCAAGATCGACAGCGGCGAAACGGCCCCCCTGAAAATTCAGGCAGTACCGGCCCCAACAAGCTTGCAAGCCAAGTAATCTGTTTTCTGTTTTTGTTTTCCATCAAGCGCGGCAATGCCGCAAGGAGCATTTGAAATGAAGCTTTCCGAGTTTATCCGTTCAAGCGGATTCGAGCCCAAAGACTTGAGCGACGATCAGCTTGACAGCATGGCCGAATGGCATTGGGCGTCGGCCGCGATGCAAGGCGGCGGCGAAGCCGACGGCAATGACGATTTGCGCAAGGTAGACGCTACGCACCGTCATGCGAGGATTCAGGAAATCGAGTCGCTTTGCGCCGGATTCCCCGGTATTAGCAACAACGCGATTCTGGGCAACTGGTCGAACGGGAAAATTGCCGCGGAAATCCGCGCGCTTTCCCGGCAACCAATCTAGCGCGTGGTCCAAGTTTTTTCGTTTCCCCAACAACAGCGGCCGAGAGCCGCAAGGAGAGAGAAGTATGAGCGTTTGCGAACAAATGCAGGAAGTGCGCGAACAGCGCCGCCGCGCGGCCGAGATGCGCGCCGACGAACTGGCCCGCAAGGATGCGAACGGAGAAGCCGTTGACCCCGTGGAAGCCTTGGATATGGTTGCCGCGGCCGGCTTGCCGGATGATTGGTTTTCAAAGCGCGTGGCACACTACCGCACCCGCGCCGGACAACTTGCCGCGATCGCCCGCGAGCCGGAGACAGTACGGAGCAAGGCCGCCGCCGAAAAAGTCGCGAAGGAGGCGGAAGCGAAATTCAACGCGGCAAAGGAGGAACTTATCGCCGCATGGAACCCAGCGCAAGAGGCCATCCAAACTGCGAACAACTTACTGAACAACATCGGCACCGCGCGGGCGCAACTCCGGCAGACATGCCTTGACCCGGCAATCGCGAAGCGCCGCCGTGAAATCGGCAACGAAATCATGGCAGTGCAGAACCAAGGGGAGGATCTCAAAGGGCGGCGCAAGCTTCTGATTACCGAACTTGGCCGCCTTGAGCCGCAGATTGCCGAGCATGAGGCGAGCGAAATCCGGAAGCGGATGGGCGAGCCGGCCTTAAGCTACGTTCCGGGCGACTACAATGCGCGAGAACATGCCGCGGCAAAGGGTTCCTTCGAGCAATGCAAAGCGGAGTTGCCCCAGGTCGAAGCGGCATTGCTGGCGATCCGTCCGAGAATAGAAGCCCTGCGCGCCGAGGATGCCCGCTTGTGGCAAGAAGCCGAGGCCAGCCCGTTGTAACTTTCTTGTCGGCTGGACACTCTGGACGGTTTCGTTCTTCTTGGCCTTACAGCGGCGATCCGGCCGAAGGGGGCCGCGGGGATCTCCCCGCGGCCCTCGATATATGAACTGAGAATACGTCATGCAGATTCAATGTAGGAACTGCTATTACTACAAAGCCAGAAACCAGACTGAGGGAACGTGCCGGCGTTTTCCCCCAAGTTTTTGTTCCCTTCCGGAAAACCCTATTCCTTGGCAATGGGCGCAACCCCCGGTTGACGCTAACGGGATGTGCGGCGAATTCAGCTTTGAGGGGACCGCGGGCGACATCGCCGCGGGGAACGAACTCGATACATCGGCCGGCCTTGAACTTTCCCGCTTGCGAGCAATGAAGCAATGCGCGCCGGCTGACCCGATGACGGGCGGCATCGCCACACGTGGCGGTTTCGCCACGGTCCCAGGTCGATGACCAGCTTGCCCCGCGATGATCGACGCCACGGGCCGGACTCGCAAGCGGTGAAG